GCCGCTTCCAGAGCGCGGTCATGGAGGGCTCCTTCACCCCGAGAAACAGGCAGATATGAACCCCCATGTGCGTCCCTCGCTCGAGACCGACTGCGAGTGGATCGCGGCCAACCTCCGGGAAGCCGACCGAAGGGAATGCGACCTGTGGGGGCTTGATCCGCTGCATTCGCTGCGGACGGGCCTTGCGTACTCGTTGCAACCGATGTCCATCGTGGGTGCTTCGGGGAAGCCATGCGCCATGTTCGGGGTCACCTTCGGGGAAGCCCCCGACGCGACCATCTGGCTCCTAGGCACGGACGAGATGTTCGACCTGCGGATCTCGTTCCTACGGAAGACGAGCATCTGGCTCGACCATGTCTGCAAGCCCCTGCGCCACGACGGCACCGGGAGCATCACGGGGGTCGGCAACTGGGTCGATCTCCGCAACACCAAGCACACCGCATGGCTGACCTGGGCAGGCTTCAAGAAGGTTGCCTCCCGGGTCACCAACGACATCGACATCGCGTACTTCAGAAAGGCACTCTGAGCAATGTGTCCACCGCTTCTAGCCCCCATCGGCGTAGCCCTCGGCGCGTCCGCAGCCAACGCCGCAGTCGTGGGAACCCTTGCAGCATTCTCCCTCGCGGCTACCGCTGCCAGCGCCGGGCTGTCCTTCGCCGGCCAGAAGCAGGCCGCGGATGCCCAGGAGTACCAGTACAAGGAGGGTCAGCGTCTCGCCAACGAGAACCTGATGCTCCAGTATCAGCAGATGGCGGTACGGCAGCGGGAGGAGCAGATCGCCAAGAGCCAGCAGGTGCAGCAGATCACGGCTGAGGCGCGGAACGCCTTCTCCACCATCGTCACCGAGGCCGGCGAGGCAGGCATCCAGGGGAACACCGTCAACATCCTCATGGGTGAGTTTGAGCGGCAGCAGGGCGAGGCCCTCGCCAACCTGAACCTCAACTACGACTTCAGGAACCGCCAGCTCCAGCTCGAGCAGCTTGGGATGCGTGGGCAGGCCGAGGCAGCCATGATCCGTGCCTACCCGACCCAGGGACAGCCGAGCATCTTCAGCCCCCTCCTCCAGGTGGGTGCGGGTGCCCTGAACACCGTCAACATGTACGGCAACCTCGACCGCATGGGACAGACCGGCGGGTCCAACGTCATCGGACCCTACTCATCCATCTCCTCCCGGCAGTCGTTCACCAACTCGCTCCCGTCCTACTACCGGGTTACCGGAATGGGTCGCTGGTACTAAATGGCAAAGTCGATCACACCGAACGACCTCACGCAGGTCGCCATCCAGCCGTCAGCGTCCCCCATCGCGCTCAACGTCCTCCCGGCACCCGGGCAGCGACTCGCGGGGAACACCCTCCAGCAGGTCGGTGAGTCCCTTGCGGCCTTCAGCCCCGCCCTCCAGGGAATGCTGGCGCAGCGCGTGGACGAGGACAAGCGGCAGCTTGCGGCGATGGGTGCCGCCGTTGACTTCTCCAAGGCGTTCGACGTTCCGATGGACGCTTCCCCCGTGGATCGCCAGGCTGCCCTCAACGACCTCTTCAAGAAGGCCATCGCCAAGCAGGGTGGCCCAGACTCCGCGAACCCGTTCTTCCTGATCGCCGCAAGGCAGAACTTCGGTCGTGCCGTGGGCCTTCGCTACCGCAACGCCCTCGCATCCCTCCAGGCCGAGGCGACCAACCCCGACTCCCCTGCGGCATTCGGGGACATCGCCCGGAAGGCCGCGGAGATGGCCGGGGCATCCGAGGCGACCAAGGACGTCTACGGTGCCTCCGGGTTCGCCTCCGTCGCGCAGGAGGTCAACGCCGAGATGAGCATCCGCTTCCAGGAGGAGCTCAGGAAGCGGCAGGAGTTCGTCAGCACGGAGCGGGCGCAGAACGGCATCGCGGATGCCCTCAAGGTCGCCGCGGCCAACCCGGAGGGATTCAAGATGGAGTCCCCGGTGGGGCAGGCGATGCAGCAGATCATCGACTCCTACCAGCTCACCACGACCGATCCGGAGACCTCCCGGAGGATGGTCATCGGTGCCTTCCAGAACGCCATGAGGTCGGCACGGGACGAGTCGGATGCCGAGGAGATGGCGAATGCCCTCGGAACCGCATCCTTCGGGAAGGCCGCCATCCGGGACAACGTCGCCCTCTACGCCCGCATCCTGACCATCAAGGACGAGAGGATCCGGGAGATCGAGGCAGAGGAGATCAAGAAGGACCGGGTGTTCCGCCAGCAGGTCACCAAGGGTGTCCGGGACATCTACGGGATGGGCCTCGCGGACGAGGTCTCCGCCCAGATCCTCGCGGGCAACGACGACCAGGCACAGGTCATCCTCGAGAAGAAGATCGACGAGTGGCGGACCAAGAACCCTGACCTCGACCCGACCATCGCCAACATGGTCCGCTTCGAGGTGCAGAAGGACCTGTCGGGCATGACGTCCGCCGTGGGCACCCAGCGCAACGCCATGAACGCCCGCCTGTTCGAGCAGGGGTTCGACCTGGTGGACGACGGCATCCTCAGCTCCGCAGACTCCCTGCGTGGATGGATGCAGGACCGTGGGCTGACCATCGACCAGCAGATGAACCTCAAGCGGTACTTCGACGCCAACGTCGGGGTGGTCCGCACGGCTGCATCGACCTATGCCTCCCAGAAGGGCAAGGAGATCCAGCAGCGGATCCTGACCGGCATGGCCTCCGGAGGGATGCTCCCGGTCAACCCCCAGACGATGCAGCCCATGATCGGGCCCGAGCAGCTCGACCAGGCGCAGACCCTCGAGGAGTCGTGGCGTGACGGGGCCTTCAAGGAGGTCCAGCGGTTCGTCCGCGGGGAAGCCAAGGACCCTGCCTCGGGGATGACCTACGAGCAGATCAAGCGGGAGAGCGGCACCGAGGCTGCCAACCGCAGCATCAGCGGGGTCCTCGACTCCTACTACGACTCCCGGATCAAGTCCTACAACGAGGTCCAACGGGCCAACAAGGCTGCGGCGGATGCAGGGGTCAAGGTCGGCAAGGCGGAACCCACGCCGACTCAGGCGTTCACGCAGGACCAGGCGCTCCTCGTCAAGGGATCCGTGGACACCCTGGCACAGTCCTTCGAGTCCATCCCCATGAACGTGGGGCAGCAGGAGGAAGCGGTCAAGGTCGGGCTCGACCAGGAGATCACCGACATCTATGAGATCGGTCGGAACTTCAGCGTGGTCCCGCAGACCTTCCGCGGACGTGCCACGGTTGACGAGAGGCTCCTCGCCAAGAGGCTGTCGGAGCAGTTCAAGGTGGCCTCCACGCAGGGTGTCGCCAAGGCAGTCCGCATGGGCTTCCTCCTCAACGACAGCATCGAGTTCACCCCTGACTCCGTCCTCCAGCAGTACGGTCGGGTGCGTCGATCCCTGCTCTCCGGGCTCTCCCCGAAGGAAATCCTCGCCAACGAAACCTATGAGGGTCTCCCGGTCTTCGGGACCGTCCTCCCTGCCCGTGGGCAGGCCCTCGAGTTCTCCTTCTCCGTGCCTTGCTTCCGGAACAGGTCCGAGATGGCAAGCGCCGACACCGTCAACAAGGTCATGGATGCCCTCGGGCTCCCCCAGGACCGGGGCCTGCGCGAGGCTTGGGTGGCCCGTCAGGCGACCCTCCTCCGACTCTCCGAGACCGTCCAGCGAATGAACACCGGCGGACGTCTCTGAACGAACCACACACATGCAAGACAACCAGGAATCCGGGCACTTTTCCCAGGAGGAGCTCGATGCCATCGTCAGCGGTGGCGTCACCCCCAAGCTCCCCACGGACTTCGGTACGCCTCCGCAGGAGGAGCCCGAGCAACCCATCTGGGACACCGCCGATGCCGTCATGGCCGTTCCCCGTGGTGTCGTCGGGTTCGGCAAGAGCGTCTGGAACCTGGCCGACTGGGCATCCTTCGACCTGCTCCCCGACTGGCACACGAACCCACTCGGGACCTCAAAGTCAACCGTGGGTGGCTTCGTCGAGGGCATCTCCCAGATTGCCGCAGGCTTCGGCGCGGGTGGCCTTGCCCTCAAGGCTGCCACCAAGATCCCCGGTGCGGTCGGTGCTGCCTCGGCGTGGCTGAGTGGAGCGGGTGGAGGCGCTGCCGGGGTGGTCCGTGGCGGTCTCACCAAGGGTGCCATCGCTGACTTCATCTCGTTCGAGGGCAACGCAGGACGCCTCTCCGACCTCCTCGTCGAGACCGACAACCCGGCCCTGAACAACGCGGTCACCCAGTACCTCGCCACCGACATGGAGGACGGGGAACTCGAGGGTCGCCTCAAGAACGCCCTCGAAGGCGCTGTCCTCGGCGTGGCCCTCGAAGGCGTCATCGCCGGCATCAAGGGTTCCGCCAAGGCGGTCAAGACCTACCGGGCGGCCAAGGCTGCCGGGGCATCCGAAGAGGCTGCGGTCAAGCAGGCGCTCGACGTCTCCGGTGATGACCTGAGGAGCGGACAGGAGCTCCTGGAGAAGGCTGAGTTCGAGGATGTCTCTCCGACCAGACCGGAGCAGGCGGTTGATGCCGGAACCGAGATGGAGTCCGCATTCAAGGTCGAGGAGCCTCCGGTCCGCACGTTCGAGAAGTCGGACTACGAGATCAATCGTGGCAGCGGTGCCATCATCGACCGGATCAACCGAGAGGCAAGCCAGGGACGCCTCGACCGTGCCGACGCCAACTTCATGGTTGGGCTGGTGAGCCGGCTTGGAGATGACGTGTTCAAAAGGTTCGGGGTTCGCTTCCGAAACCTCGGGGACACCACCCAGGGCACGTTCAACTTCCTCACCGACATCATCACGGTCAGCACCCAGGCAACGGACAAGACCCGAACCTTCGTCCATGAGGTCTGGCATTCCATGACCGGACGCCTCGACGAGAAGATGCTCGTCGCGGTCAACAAGGACTTCCAGAAGGCCCTACGGAAGTTCGAGGTCGATCACGGCCTGAAGAAGGGAAGCCTGAAGGACGGTCTCGACTCGGCAGCCAGGAAGGTCATCAAGGAGAAGAACCTCGAGAAGTCAGAGTGGTATCGACTCACCGACCTCGACGAGTGGGTTGCCGAGAACATGACGGACGCGACATTCGCACGTCTGGACCTCGAAGAGGACACGAAGTCCGTGTTCGGCTTCCTCCGCTACTTCGTCTCCAACTTCCTGACCGAGTTCAAGGCCAAGTTCGGCGGCGACAAGTACAACAAGCTGGCAAAGGACTGGCTCGACAAGCGGTACGCCAAGGCTCCCGAGGTCGCCCAGGGCCTTGATCGGTCCTTCGACAGGCGGCTTGGGTACATGCGGGATGCCGAGGCCAGAGACGTCGGAGGCCCCAACTTCGGCCTCGACGATGCCCGTGGCCTGTCCGCACCAGCAGCATCCTCAGCCGCCGTCAGGCAACTCGAGGACCTCATCAACACCGGGGCAGGCGTGGATGCGGTCGCTGCCAAGATCGAGGAACTCCGGGAAGCCGGTGTCATCAACCTCCGCCCGGTCACCAAGGACGGATCTCCGGGTTCCTACGCGGAAGCCCTCATCGCCATCAATCAGGCCGAGGGCAACCTGGACTCGTTCGGGCCGGCATCCCCAAAGGGTTCCAACAAGCTGGCGCAGCAGCAGGCTGCGGCCAACGTAAAGGCAGCCCTCGACAGCGGCGGACTGAACGCCGCCGAGATCAACAAGGTGGTGGTCGATGGAGTGGCATCTGCCGCCGAGCTGAACCGGAGGCTTCCGTTCCTCCTCGGCCTTGAGTCGGCCATGCGCTACCAGGCGTTGCAGGCTCTCCGCTCGGGCAGGGCCGACACCGACCAAGTGATGCAGGCGTTCACATTGGTCGCCGGGGCATCACGAACGGTGAAGTCCTACCTCGGCAAGAACCTTCAGATGATTCAGGCGTTCGGCAACTGGGAGGGCATCATGCGCTCCTACAACGAGCTGAACCCGAGCCAGCAGGCTGCCCTCCAGGAGCGGTTCGCGGATGTCCTCCAGCTCCTCGTCTTGGATCCGAAGACCGGGCGTGATGCTGCCCGCGTTCTCACCGAAAAGGTCGTTTCCAAGAGTTTCAGGATCGGTGCAGAAGCGTTCCGCAACTCCATCCTGAGCGGAGCAAAGACCATCTTCGTGAACATGTGGTCAGCCGCAGAGGCCCTCATGCTGCCTCTTGAAAGAAGCACCGGACGCCTCCTTGCAGGGCAGGGGACGCAGGCAGCCAAGGAACTCTCGACGATCACCCGATACTGGGCTGAATCCGGAGATGCCCTCACGGCCCTGTGGCTGTCCGTAAAGGAAGAGGGAGATTCCATCACCCTCGGTCGCGGCAACACCCAGTTCGGTGAGTTCCAGCCGCAGCGGGCCATCTCGAGCAAGAACTTCGCACGGCTGAACGCCTTCGACCCTGCCACGGGAGGCTCCGCTAGGACCATCGCAGGTCTCGCCGTGGACTTCGTCGGGCAGGTCGTCGGTCTCCCCATGCGGTTCATGGGTTCCTCCGACGAGTTCTTCACGACGCTCATGGCACGGGCTGAGTCGGACGTCGTCCTCCGCCGCATCGTCGCGCAGGACCGCAAGCTCCCCATGACCTCCGTTCAGGTGTCCACGGAGGTTGAGCGTCTGAAGAAGCTTCTCTTCGTGGACGGTCAGCTCTACACCCGCAGGACCACCCTCGAGCGTGGCATGAGGCTGGCTCGGGACAAGTACCTCCCCGCTGCGTTCCGCGAGACCCTCGAGGAGTCCGTGGCAGCCGCCAAGGGCCTCGATGCCAAGGATCCCGCCGTGCAGGCCGAGGTGTCCCGGCTCTACTCGCAGGCCGTCGAGGGTGGCAAGGTCAAGGCCGTGGGCGACCTCCGCAAGTCCAAGGACTCCGAGGTGCTCCTCAAGAGCCTCGATGCCGCCGGCAGGAAGTCACGGGCCAACCCGATGTTCATCCCGGAGGTCCAGCGGTTCGTGGACCAGAACTGGGATGCCTACGTCGATGAGGACTTCATGGGGGCCGGCCTCGGGGCCAACCTACAGGGACAGACCGGGCAGGACTACAAGATCCTCCAGAAGGCGTCGTCTGAGATCGAGCGTCGTGTCCGCGAGGCAACCTGGAAGCGCGAGTACGACGACATGGCCGAGTCATCGGTCTACGGCACCCGCCTCGTCGGCAACATCGGCAAGGCAACCGCAAGTGCCGTCAGCCACGTCCCGGCCCTCCAGCTGGTGGTGCCGTTCATCCGCACCCCAACGAACCTCCTGGCGTTCGTCACCGACCGAAACCCGGTTGGCCGCATGTACGACTGGGTGCAGGCTGCCCGTGCCGGGGACAAGGAGGCCGTTGCCGAGGCGACCGGAAGGCTTGCCACGGGCACCCTCCTCTACACCACGGGAATCGCCCTTGCCGCCAACGGGATGGTCACGGGCAGGGGTCCCAAGGATCCCGAGCTCCGGAAGCAGCTCCTCGCCTCCGGGTGGATGCCGTACTCCTTCCGCTTCGGGGACACCTACGTCTCCTACGGCAGGAACGACCCCATCGCCACCTTCCTCGGGCTGGTCGCGGACACCTTCGAGATCGCCTCGAACACCTACGACCCGTCCCCGGAGGACCAGGATGCCGTCATGCAGATCGCCACGGCGGTCATCGGCTCGGTGGCGAACAACGTCACCAACAAGAGCTACCTCCGGGGCATCGTGACCACCCTCGGTGCCCTCACGGGCGACGAGAACGACTTCAAGAGGCTCCAGCGCCAGTACGCGGGTGCCATCGTCCCCAACGTCTTTGCCCAGGCAGAGACCTACGGCATGGACCCCGATGTCCGCGAGGTCCGCTCCATGATGGATGCCATCCGTGCGCGACTCCCCGGCTACGGGGATTCCGTGGACAAGGTCCGCAATGCCCTCGGGGAACCCCTCAAGGGCAACGAAGGGTGGGGCAGCATGTTCCTCCCCGGGACCGCCTCGAGCCGCACCAAGGATCCCGTGAAGCGTGAGCTGGCGGACAGCCTCATCTCGGTCGGGGCTCCCCGGAGCACCCTGCCGGGAGGCATCGACCTCCGTGCCATCAAGCTCAAGAACGGGCAGTCCGCCTACGACCGCCTCCAGGAGCTCACGGGCCAGATGCGGATCAACGGCAAGTCGGTCAAGGACCAGCTCTCCTCCCTGATCCAGAGCCCCTTCTACCGGCAGCTCCCGCAGATGGGACAGGACAACCTCGATTCACCCCGCGTGTCCCTCGTCCGTGGATACGTCTCCAACTACCGCAGGGCTGCCATGCAGCAGCTCATGCAGGAATCCCCTGAACTCGCCAGGGCCGTGGCTCACAGCCGCGAGGTCAAGGCTTCCATGCTCCGCTGAGAACCACAACAATGCCATACGCAAGCGTCACCTACACGGCCACCAACGGCCAGACCGTGTTCGGTCCCGTCACGTTCCCCGGCGGGGCCGCACTCCAGTCCTCGCACATCAAGGTCTACCTCAACGGGAGCCTGGTGACGAAAGCAACCGTCTCGGGGAGCCTCAGCGCACCCTCGGTGACCTTGGAATCCGGGGCAGCCGCAGGGGACAACGTCCGGATCGAGCGGCAGACCCCGACCACGGCGGCAACGCGCCTCGTTGACTTCGAGGATGGAGACGTCCTCACGGCATCCGACCTCGACACGGCGATGCTCAACAACCTCTACGTCGCCCAGGAGGCCAACGACGTGGGTGCCAACGGTCTGCCCCTGGACCCCGTGAACAACGTGTGGAACGCAGGAGGACGAAAGATCGTCGGTGGGGTGAACCCAAGCGCATCCACGGACTTCGCAACCAAGGGATACGTCGATTCGGTGGCATTCGGGCCGTCCTCGGGGACCGTGACCAGCGTGGGCCTGACGATGCCCAGCATCTTCACCGTAAGCAACTCACCGATCCTCAGCTCCGGTGACCTCAACGTCGGGTTCTCCAAGTTCGACCAGAACAAGGTGCTTGCCGCACCGTCGAACGGAGCCGGCATCCCCGACTTCCGTGTCCTCGCCGCTGCCGACATCCCGAACCTGACCGCGTCCAAGATCACGGACTTCACCACGGCTGTCCGCACGAACCGCCTCGACCAGATGGCGACCCCGACTGGTTCCGTGGGCATGGGCAGCCAGCTCGTCACGTCGGTCGCAACCCCGGTCAATGTCTCCGATGCAGCCACCAAGGGCTACGTCGATTCCAAGGGTTTCATGGATTGGAACATCAACCCAATCACGGCCACGGTCGTCTCGACCTCCACGGTGCAGGTTGAGTGCCGCCTGTCCAACTCGGTCAACTCGCGCCTCAACGTCGTCACCTACAAGAGTGCGACAAACGCATTCGCCGAGAACAGCGGGCAGAACTTCTTCCGGATCAACAACAACACCTCCAACCCCATCAAGATCCTGCTCATGTACAGCCGGTCGAGGTGGGGCCTCACGGGAGTATCAAACGTCCCGAGCCCGGACGATGTCCTCAACCCGTGGGGCTTCCTGGTCCTGAACCCCAATGACGACGAATACAACCCGGGAACCGGAGTCGGCGGCGAGATCACCATCGCCGCCAACAGCTTCTATTACTTCAAGTACACGGGTGCGTCCGGTGCAGGCTGGGGCAACGAACCGAACTTCACGGACTCCGGGACAGGCACCGCCGGGACGCAGGCCTCCTGGCGCATGTGGTTCCTCCGGTTGAGCTGACCATGACCCAGCAGCACCACGACGAGCTGTTCCTCGCCATCGGTCGTCTCGAGGGCAAGGTCGATTCCCTGCTCTCCATGCAGGGCCACCAGCAGGAGCAGATCAAGGACCACGACAACCGCCTGCGGGACCTCGAACACGCCCGCTCGTTCATCATCGGGGGAGCCGGGGCAGTCTCGGCTGCCGTGTCCCTCCTCATCCACCTCTTCTCAAAGTAACCACATGCAGACCGTCACCCTCGTCAACCAGGCCGCTGGATCGGCCATCACCGGAACCGCGACCGCCTACCGCCCCGTCGTTGGCTACACCAGCGTCTTCGTCGCGGAGGTCAAGGCGACCGCTACGGCTACCCCGACCACCTCGGGCACCGTTGCCCTCCAGGGCTCCCTCGACGGCGTGGACTGGGTCACCATCGACTCTTTCCTCGTCTCCGCGATGACCCTCCCTGTCGGGGTCACCCCTGACTGGACATCGAACGGCGGCTACCGCACCTACGTCAAGGTCGTCCAGGGCTTCCCGCTGATGCGCGTCTGCACCTCGGCGGCCATCGGCAGCAACCACACCCTGATCGCCTACGTCGCCAATGGCTGACAAACAGGTCCTCAAGGACCTCCACTCCCTCCTCTGCGGGGAACTGGTGCGCCGGATCCAGTCCGGTGAGGCCACCCCGGCTGACCTCAACGTCGCCCGCCAGATGCTCAAGGACAACTGCATCGACCAGGCGGCACTCGAGGGAACCCCCATGCTGCGGCTGGCGCAGAACCTCCCCTTCGACACAGAGGTCGAGCGCAAGTTCGGGACCTGACGCTTGCAGGACAACCTTGACCCGAGGCTGAAGGACTTCCGCAACGTCCTCTACCTCACCTGGAACGCCATCGGGCTCCCCGAGCCCACCAAGGTCCAGTACGAGATGGCCGACTGGGTCCAGAACGGGCCACGCAGGCAGGTGCTCATGGCCTTCCGAGGGGTGGGCAAGAGCTGGATCACGTCCGCCTTCGTGATGCACCAGCTCATGCTGGACCCGTCGAAGCAGTTCCTCGTCGTGTCTGCATCCAAGCAGAGGGCGGACGAGTTCACCAACTTCTGCAAGAAGCTCATGGCGGCGGTGCCCCTGTTTCACCACCTGGCACCGAGGGATGCCCAGAGGAACTCCTCCATCGCCTTCGACGTGGCACCGGCTCCCCCGAGCCACGCCCCGAGCGTCAAGAGCCTCGGCGTCACGGGGCAGCTCACGGGCTCCCGTGCGGACTGCGTCATCCTCGACGACGTGGAGGTGTCCAACAACTCGGCCACCACCACCATGAGGGAGCAGCTTCAGGAGCGGATCAAGGAAGTGGATGCCATCATCAAGCCAGGGGGCAGGGTGGTGTTCCTCGGCACCCCGCAGACCGAGGAGTCCATCTACCACGTCCTGAACGAACGCGGCTACGAGTGCCGCATCTGGCCGGCCCTGTACCCAAAGGAAGAGGAGATCCAGTCCTACGGCGGAAGACTTGCCCCCTCGGTCACGGAAGAGTGGTCCGAGTCGAGGGTCGGAGAGCCCACGGATCCCAAGAGGTTCTCGAAGGAGGACCTCCAGGAGCGGGCCCTGTCCTGGGGCAGGTCCGGGTTCCAGCTCCAGTTCATGCTCAGTACGTCCCTGAGTGACGCCGAGCGGTATCCGTTGAGGCTCTCCGACCTCATTTCCTATGGAGGCGACCCGGAGCAGGGTCCTGAGCGGCTCGTCTGGTCAGGAGCCTCCGACCGGGTCGAGGAAGACCTCCCGTCCGTGGGCTTCAAGGGAGACCGCTGGCACAGGCCGCAGGTCATCTCCGAGAAGTTCCTGCCCTACACGGGCTCCGTCATGGCAATCGACCCCTCGGGACGTGGCGAGGACGAGACCGGCTACGCGGTCATCAAGATGCTCAACGGCTGGATGCACCTCACGGCAGCCGGCGGCCTCCGCGGCGGCTACACCCCGGAGAACCTCAAGGCACTCGCCAAGGTCGCCAGGGACCAGAAGGTCAACCGCATCCTCGTCGAGTCGAACTTCGGGGACGGGATGTTCACCCAGCTCCTCACCCCGTACCTCCGGGAGACCTGGCCCTGCACCACCGAGGAGGTCCGCCACTCCACCCAGAAGGAGAAGCGGATCATCGACACCCTCGAGCCCGTGATGAACCAGCACCGGCTTGTGGTGCAGCCGGCGGTCGTCAGGGCCGACTACGAGTCCACCAAGGGACTCCCCCCGGAGAAGCAGCTCTCCTACATGCTCTTCCACCAGCTCACCCGGATCACCCGGGACAGGGGAAGCCTCCGCCACGATGACCGCCTGGACGCCCTGAGCATGGCCGTGGGGTACTGGGCCAAGGCGGTCGCCGTGGACGTTGACCGCATGATCCGCGAGAGGAAGCAGAGGGACATGGACAAGGAAATGGAACGCTTCGAGGATGCCCACAGGCGCTCCTTCGGAGGCCCAAGGAACACAGGTCTCAACTGGATGGCAAAGAATCACCCATGACTAACTCGAACCCGAACTCGAACATCAACTCGCTCCCGACGAACGGCACCTCATTCGGAGCCGCATCGGTCGGGAGAAAGCGGCGGTTCCGGTTCATCCCCACGTCCATCCAGGCAACCGACGTTCCTCCGGTCCCGACCAACCTACAAGCCGGAGACATAATTGACCCTGACTTCAGCACGGGAATCCAGCCTCAAGGATTTATCTACGCACAATGGGATCCGGGGACGGGCGGTCTCCCGGAAAACCAGGCGACCGCTTACGTTGTCGAGTGGAGAATGAATTACACCGGTGGGTTCAAGTTCGAGTGGAGGGAAATACTCACTACTGTCCCAAGCGTTTTGATCTCCGTTGGAAACGAGTATGAAGGGCAATTCTTCGATTTGAGAGTCAAGGCGGTGAACGAGTTTGGGGAGAGCACATACACAATAGAGGTCGCCTGCGCCTCCCAGGTCGTACAACCAACGAACCTAACTGTTGTCAACAAGGGAAGCGAGGTCTATGTCTCGTTCGTTGACAAGTCGGAATGGGCGGTCTGGTATGAGGTCCAGAGGTCGGTGAACGGAGGCAGTTTCTCCTCTCTCGGGTACACGACCTACGACTCAACCCCGGCAGACATCGACTCAGTCGTGACCTACACGGACACCACGATCTCTTCCGGAAACACCTACAGGTACAGGGTTCGTGGCGTAAATTATTCCACTGTCTGGTCATCGTGGCTCACGCAGAGCGGAAGCACCTCCGTTGGCTGCACCGCAAACATGGAGCCCGACGTGGTCACCGGCCTCGTAGCGACCGCCAGCGGCTCCACGACGATCAACCTGTCGTGGGACGCCGACAGCACCGCATCGCCAAACCAGGCACAGGCCTACGACGTGTGGCGATCCGCCGATGGCAACGCTCCCTGGACGCAGATAGCGACCGTGGCTGCCACGACCCTGACCTACTCCGACACGTCTCTTTCCGGTGGAACCACGCGGTACTACCGCGTGAACGCGGTCAACTGCTACGACTCCGCGAACCCGAGCAGCAACGCGAACGCCACCACCGCGGCGGGTGTGGTCCCCAATGCGCCATCGAACGTGTTCGTGAACCTGGCGTTCGCCACCAACGCAAGCCTCAGAGTCGCGTGGGAGGACAATTCTGGAAACGAAACAGGATTCGAGATAGATCGGAGGATTGCCGACGACCAGCAGCAGCAATTTGGATCCTGGTCCAACATCGCAACCGTTGGGGCAAACACGACGTCGTACACGAACACGGGACTTACCGAGGCATCTCTCTACGACTACCGGGTCCGTGCCGTGAACGCCACCGGAAACTCAGCATACGGAACCGGCAACTCGACATCCTGCTGGACCAGGCCGAACGCGCCTTCCAATTTCACGGTGACGTCGTCCACCTCAAGCTCCGTCAGCCTTTCGTGGACGGACAACTCGACCAGGAATACGGATTACCTGCTCCAGTACAAGCTCTCCGGAAACTCATTTTGGACCAGTGCCACGGCTCCGGGTGCCGACGCGACCTCTGCCACGATCTCCGGACTGACGCCTGACCGAACCTACAACTTCCGGATTGCAGCCGAACGTGGTGCTGCGGCCCAAAGCTCACTCATAGAAACGTCCGGATCGACCTTGGCTGCCATCCCAGCTCCGCCGACCGCCCCTACCGGGGTGAGTGCCAGCGCCAGCACGACTGCGGTTGCGGTCACGGTCACCTGGACGGATGCCTCAAGCGACGAGAACGGCTTCTACATCTACAGGAACACCTCAAACACGACGACCGGGGCTACCCTACTCAACTCGACCGGGCCCGGGGTGCAGTCCTACACGGACAACGCGACCAACAGCGGGGCAAGCGCCCCGGCAGCCGGGACCACCTACTACTACTGGGTGAGCTCCTTCAAGTCGTTCGACGAGAGCACCAAGACCGCGGCAAGCCAGAACTCATCCGGAGGGGTCTCGACTCTCGGCATCCCTGCGGCACCCACGGGGTTCACGGCCACCTCGAGCTTTGCGGACTCCGTCAGCCTGGCATGGACGGATGCCTCAAGCACCGAGACCGGCTTCGACATCGAGGTCTCCACCAACGCAGGCTCGACCTACTCGTCGGTCACCACCACGGCAGCCAACGCCGTCTCCTACTCCCACACGGGCAGGACGGAGTCCACGGCCTACCTCTACAGAATCAGGGCCACCAACGCGGCAGGCAGCTCCTCTTGGGTCACCGCCTCCAGCGTCACCACCCCGGCTGCCGTCCAGTCATTCACGGCGACCGCAGCGTCATCCACGCAGATCAACCTGTCGTGGACGGACAAGTCAGGGGTCGAGACCGGGTTCCGCATCGAGCGGTCCACGGACAACACAAACTGGTCCCTGGTCACCACCACGGCAGCCAGCGCGACCAGCTTCAGCAACACCGGACTGACCGCGTCCACCCTCTACTACTACCGGATCCGTTCGGACTCCTACAACGGGACGAACAACTCGGCGTGGTACTCGGCGAATGCGACCACGCAGAGCGGATCCCTGTCCCCCTCCTGGACCCTCGACTTCAGCAGCGGCACCCCTTCGGGCTACACGCTGACCCGCGCCAGCAGCGGCACGTACGTTGACTCCTCGGGCTACATCGCGTCGGCGTCCACCAACGTCGCCCGCCTCACCCACAACAGCAGCGGCAGCCGGCTCGGGCTTCTGGTGGAGGAGAGCAGGACGAACATTGCTCTCGCAACAGAGAACTTTACGGATACTAGTAGGTGGCTCGCCACTAACGCTACAGCAGCAGACACAACAAATACTGCTCCCGACAATGGAGCCGATGCGGAATCAATCACAGAAGTCGCTGCAACATCAAACAGTTACAGAATCCGAAGCAACGCTATTACAACCGGGGTCGCCAGCGGGGACACC